AACAATGGGGACAAAACTTAATTAAATTTAGAGGAGTTAAATTACCTGGTGGTGTTGAATTAAATGGCAGAGAAATATATGAAGATGCAATCAACGAATTAGAAGATATTAAAAAACGTATGATGACTGAATTTGAGTTACCACCTCTTGACATGATAGGATAATGCTAAATCCTTTCTTTTTACAAGGTTCTTTTGGAGAACAGGGATTAATACAAGATTTGATTAATGAACATCTGAGAATGTTTGGAGTAGAAATTCATTATTTACCCAGAAAATACATCACAGAAAAAACAATAATAAAAGAGGTTGTAGAATCCGTTTTTGATGGTGCTTACCCACTAGAAGCATATGTTGCAAATTATGAGGGATATGCTGAAAATTCTGATGTTCTGACAAAATTTGGTGTCACGGTTTCTGATGAATTAACTTTAATTGTTTCTGCAGAAAGATATGATTTATACATGCGTGATTTGATAAAAAATCAACCAAATATAAAGTCTTCTCTTAGGCCAAATGAAGGCGATTTAATTTTTTTCCCATTGGGAGATAAGTTATTTGAAGTTAAATTTGTGGAGAGAGAAAAACCATTTTATCAACTTGGAAAAAATTATGTTTATGAATTGAGATGTGAACTTTTTGAATATGGAAACGAGGATATAGATACTGGTGTAGAAAAAGTTGACGAAACTATTAAAAATCAAGGATATATTGTAACTCTTACTCTTGCCGGAATAGGAGTAACAGCAACAGCTGTTACTACAAATGTAACAGGTGGAGTTCAAACAATCACTTTAATAAATGATGGGCAGGGATATACATCTACACCGACAGTTACTATATCACCACCAGGAGTGGGTGTAACAGCAACGGCAGTTGCCATAATGACATCTAGAAGTGGATTAACAAAAGCATACTCAATAGATAAAGTCTTAATAACTAATCCTGGATATGGATACACGGAAGTCCCTCAAATATATTTTATTGGTGGCAATGGAACAGGAGCAAAGGCAGTTGTAGGTATAGCAACTTCTGCTGCTTCAGTTGGAATAATTACCATTACTAATGGTGGAACTAAATACGCAAGCACACCAACAGTAACTTTTTCAGCACCATCGAATGTTTCTTATGCTGTTACTGCAACAGGACTTGCTGTTGTTTCCTCAGCTGGAACCATATCTGCTATTAGATTAACTAATGCTGGTATTGGTTACACAATTTCTCCAGTAATTACAATTTCCAATCCATCCATAGTTGGTACGGGAACTTATATATATGATGAAAATGTTATCGGATCTGCAACTTCAACAACTGCAGTAGTTAGAGATTGGAATAAAGTAACAAGTAAACTGCAAGTAGCAATCCTAAATGGGTCTTTTAATAAAGGAGAAACTTTAACTGGTTTAGCATCATCGGCAATTTATACGATTACTTCTATAGAAACCAACGATTTGGAAGATCCATATGCTCAGAATGATTTATTTGAATCTGAAGGAGATTCTATAACTGATTTTAATGAAATAAATCCTTTTGGGGAAGTTTAATTGTTAAATATAAGTAAAGGATTGCATTAAAATGTTTGGTTATTTTTATCACGAAATTTTTAGAAAGACAATTATATCTTTTGGAAATATATTCAATAATATTGAAATTAGACATACTAATAACTCTGATCAAACAGTTAGTGTTGTTAAAGTTCCTTTAGCTTATGGCCCAATTCAAAAGTTTCTTGCAAGAATTGAGCAAGACCCTTCAGCATTAAGACCAGTAAAAATGACACTCCCAAGAATGTCATTTGAATTCACTGGTCTAAATTATGATGCTAGTAGAAAAGTAACTACAACACAAAGTTTTGTATCGGAAACCGGTAAAAAAGTTTACATGCCTGTTCCATATAATATGCAATTTGAATTAAATATAATTACAAAACTCAATGATGATGCTCTTCAAATTGTTGAACAGATATTGCCTTATTTTCAACCAAGTTTTAACATGACAATTAATTTGGTTGATCCAATAAACGAAAAAAAAGATATTCCAGTAATATTAGACAGTGTTTCTTTTACTGACGATTATGAAGGTGATTTTACGAAAAGAAGATCATTAGTTTATAATTTGAGATTTACAGCAAAAACTTATCTATTTGGACCAATTCCATCCTCTTCTACTGGAATTATCAAAAAAGTTACTTTGGATTATATGACTGGAGTAGACACCAAAAAAAGAGAGATGCGTTATGTTGTTACTCCTAGAGCAACAAAAGATTACAATGATGATGCCACAACTATACTTGCAGATAACATTGATGAAATAACAAAATATATTACTGTTATAGATGCTTCATCTATTGAAACAGGATCTAGAATTTATTTACATAATGAACTAATGTATGTTGAATCTAAAGATTCTAATAAATTAGTTGTCATTAGAGGTTATGAAAATACCTTAATTGAAGGTCATGTGGCGGGGACAAAGATAAATCTAGTTAATGCATCTGATGATACTTTAATTGAATATGGAGATGATTTTGGATTTAACGAAGAAACAACTTTCCTTCAAGATTTTAAAGAATATAGTCCATCTCAAAATGTTGACATATAATTATGAAAGATAAATTTGAAAAATTAAACCAAACTTTTGATATTGAAGATTCAGACGAAAATTTAAGCATAGAAGTTTCATCTGAAGTAATATCAATTAGACCTGAAATCGATAAATCAAACGACGATATAGATAAAGATTATCAATATACCAGAGGAAACTTATATTCTTTAATAGAAAAGGGGCAAGAAGCAATAAATTCTATTTTAGAATTAGCTCAAGAAACTGATCAACCAAGGGCATACGAGGTAGCAGGACAACTTATTAAAAATGTAGCTGATGCTACTGATAAATTATTAGATTTACAAAAAAAGTTGAAAGACATTGATGAAACAAAATCAAAAAATCCAACAAATGTAACAAATGCACTTTTTGTTGGATCAACATCGGATCTTTTAAAACTCATAAAACAAAATAAAAATATTGAAGATAAATAGTTAAAAAAAGATGGCGGTAGTAAGTTCAGTAAATTTCACAATTCATAAAGGGACCTACTTTGAAGAAACTTTTTCTTTAATTGCTGAAGATGGTCAGGGATTGAACTTAACTGGATCTACTGCTACCGCTAAACTTAAAAAACATCCAACTGCTGGAATTGCTTTTACTTTTTCAACAACTACCACTATTGCTGACAGCACTGTAAAAATTTCTATGACCAGTGATGTTACTTCTACTTTGCCTAGTGGAAGATGTTACTATGATTTAATAATTACTTCTGCTGGAAATACTATATCAAAAGTACTTCAAGGTAATGTAATTGTAGAGGAGACTGTATCTGTATGACAATTAATGTAAGAGTCAGCACTAGAACACCTAAAGTAAAAGCAACTGTAACATCACAAGTAATCATGGCAAGAAATTTAAACGAACTATTGGACGTAGACGTTTCTGGGGTAGCAGATAAATATGTGATAATGTATAATGCTAGTACAGGAAAATATACAGCTGTAAATCCTGATGAAATTCTATCATCTGCTTCAACAACTGAAACTACGCAACCAGGGTTACCTTCAGATTTTAAAGATCAGTTAGATTCTGATTTAGATGATAAAATTGATTTAGACGCTGGCAGTTTTTAATAGTCTAAATAGTTTTAATAAAACATAATAGAGAATAAGATGGCTGCTCCTGTCTTACAGTTTAAGAGAGGTCTTCTTGCTAATCTCCCTGGTTTAAGGGCAGGTGAACCTGGATTTACAACGGATTCATACGACCTTTATGTTGGTATTGATAGTACTACAAACAATAATAAATTCTTTGGTTCGCATAGATATTGGACAAGAGAAACGGCATCAGTTGGTAGTTCAGTTAATTTAGTTGAAGGAACCTCTAATGGTTCAAATTATGTTGCATTAAAAGCACCAGACAATATTGCTTCTAATGTAACTTATACACTTCCAGGAACTCAAGGTGCTGTATCATCAGTTTTAACTAATAATGGAAGTGGAACTTTAACCTGGGCAAGTGGTTCTGCAAATCCAGTTTTTACAGGTATTGCAACATTTAGTGACACTACTGATAATACTCTTGGAAATGCTGATACTGGTGCTGTACAGATTGATGGTGGTGTAGGAATTAATAAAAACCTTACCGTTGGTCAGAATTTACACGTTGCTGGTATTTCAACCTTCGTAGGTGCAGTCACATTTGAAGGTGGTACAATTACTCTTGGTGATGCAGCAAGTGATAATGTTGTATTTGGCGCTGATATTAATTCAAGTATTTTACCAAATACTGACGCAACTTTTGATGTTGGTACTGGTTCACAAAGATGGAGAAACACACATTTCTCTGGTATTGGCACATTTGCGACTGGTGCTGTTATTGATGCAATTCAAATTGGAATTACTGCAGCAAGTGAAATTGACACTTCATCGGGCAACTTAACACTTGATTCCGCTGGTGGCACTGTTGCAATAGATGACAATGCCACTGTGTCTGGAACTTTAGAAGTTACTGGTAATACAACTCTTAGTGGAACTCTTGATCTTGGACACGCTAGTGACACAACAATTGCTAGAAGTTCTGCTGGCACCGTAACTATCGAAGGTGTAACTGTTGCCACTGAAACTAACACGCTTACTTTAACTAATAAAACGATTAATCTTAGTAGCAACACTTTAGTCGCAACTTCTGCTCAACTTGCTACTGCTTTAACCGATGAGACTGGCTCTGGATCTGCAGTATTTGCTACCTCACCAACACTGGTAACTCCTGTTTTGGGTGCTGCATCTGCAACAAGTATTGAAGTCTCTGGTGCGGTTAATGTTGGTACTGCATTAAGTGCTCCAACAGTTAAGACTGCAACTATTCAGCACTCTAACGGCACTCAGGCTGCAACGATTGATACCTCAGGTAATATCACTGCATCTCAGAACCTGACAATTACTGGAAACCTCTTCATTAATGGTTCTACAACTCAGGTTAACACTGCTTCAATAACTGTTGAGGACAGAACAATTGAACTGGGTGTAGTTGATGGTTCTGCCCCATCTTCATCTACATCTTGGGATCTGGGTGTTCTGTTCAATTACCATGATGGATCTGCCAAGAAATCAGCACTTGTATGGGAACAAGGTGACGCAAGATTTAAGTTAGGTTCAGTTGTTGCTGATGGTGGTGGAACTGGAAGCAGTAATCCACAAATCACATTTTCAAACTATGCAGCACTTGAAATTGGTAGTCTATGGGTAAATGACTGTGCAGGCCAATCACAAGTCATTAACTGTTCTGGAATTACAAGAACACTGGAAAATATCACGATTGATGGAGGTTCTTTCTAATCTAAATAAAAAACGACCTGATTGAATTTTATGACAGAGGATGATTTAAAATCAATTCTTGCCAAATATCAACAAAAATCTTTTGAACTTTATAATTCTAATATTGTTCTAGAAACTCAGGTAGAACAATTGAGTAAAAAAATAACTTCTTTAGAAAGAGAAATTCAAAAAACAACCAACAAATTAAAAAAAATTCCTAAAGAAGAAGAGTTTAGTTAAATAAATATGTTTAACACTCAGTATATACTGAGTTACTCGGTTTATACCATCATATGGAGTTGAATGGCAGATCCTAAAATTTTTATTAGGCGTTCGGCTACGCCCAATAAAGTTCCAACAATTGATCAGTTAGCTCTTGGTGAATTAGCCATTAACACTTATGATGGTAAATTATACCTTGAGCAGGATCAGGGGGCAGTTGGTGTTGGCACTACAATTATTAATGTCAACCCTTGGAGCGTTGGTCTAGGCAGTACAGCACACAATATTTACTTTACCGCTGGATCCGTTGGCATAGGAACCACAAATCCATCATCAAAACTTCATATTGTTGGTAATGCACTAGTTACAGGTATTATCACTGCATCTAGTTTGAGTGGATATCAAACACTTGTAGGAACAGCGAGTTCTGCAACAAAAACTTTCACCGTCACAGTCGCAAATAAAACAGCAAATCATCGTTACTTTGGATCTGGATCTTCTCAAG